GCAAGCTTTTTTAGAAAAACCTTGCAGCACCTTTCAAGTTTCTCAATTTTCAAATTGTCCTCTTCTATATAGTTTCTCAATTCTCAAATTGTCTTCTTTCCTTCTCAATTATGTGTTAATTGTCTTTAAGTTTCTCAATTCTAAAATTGTCTATAAGTTTCTCAATTCTAAAATTGTCGTTTCCTTCGCAATTATGTGTTAATTGCCAAATAATTATTCTTCTCACTTATGATAAAGTGTCTCTTTCTCACTTTCAGTAAAGTGTCTTCATCTTATTTTAATCAATTTTATGTCTTATTCCTGTGTTTGTCCCATTTAGATTTATTATTAATTTCGCTCAAGTTCGCCTAGAAATTAATTAGTTATCTCAAAATTCTCCTTGAGAATTATTAGAGGCCTCGATAGGAGTTTTACTAAGACCTTGATGTCTTCAGTATCGGGAATCAGCTCTAGTAGTTATTTTTACCTCACCGAATTGTTTGTCTTGCCCTTCCTCTTTGTAGTAGGGTGGCCCTTCAATTCAAAACCTTTTAACATTATGTCTAATCAAATATCGAATATAAACAAGTGCTCTGTAAAAAGAGTCAATTTTTTACACACGAACGAAAAGTCGTTCTGTCGCCGTGAATTTCAACGTTCAAAGCAAGAAGAAAAGGCCGTTCAAAATATTTTCCGAGTTGAGACCTATGGTTTCCTCGAATGTTCATTTTTGCGACACTCCAATCAAGTTTCGAAAGGTATTGATACCTCTCGTCGATACCACCATATTGGTGGCGCCCATCAACAATGGCGTACCAATAGAGTGTGGGAAACACCTAAAACTCGTGTCCAAACTTTATGTAAGGATGGAAAATATTCTTTTCGCGCCCCAGCGTTGTGTAATCCACAACAGCGCGGTGTTTCAGGCCCTTCCTTGCCCTCCAATCCACTACCGGCATTTATCCGTAAATCAAATGACGTCGTTAAGACTGACAGTATTTATGTGACAGCCCGTGGTTCTTCGGATGGTGATGAATCGCTACAGAACCCATTTTATGATGATGATGAAGTTGTTCCGTCTAAGAATTTAGACGGTACAATTTCTCTTCCTCGTTATTTCGAATTTCTTAAGCCAGAGTGTGTTGATCCTGCTCTGGTTCGTTTTAGTTATGATGCTTTTCTTGATGAAACATCAAATTTAGAATTATTGAATCTCTATCGCTCTAAGTTTTTGAAACCTGTGCGCCCCCACGTACAAGTTCCTTCTAGTAGTCCTATAGATGTTCGTTATATTTCTAAAACATCTTTTTCATCCTCTCTTTCAATTATTATGGAAGAAGAGGAATTTGTAGCTCAGGCTGGTCCTACTACTTTTAATTCCGAATTCTTTTTTACTGACGCAAGTAGTCCATTTATGAAGGAGGCTATTCCGCTTCCTTTTACTTCTGATCCTTTACCTTCTCTTCTTACTATTCCAAATCGCGTTAATGCGTTATTGAATAGAATAGAGAAGACTACAGTGGTTGAGAATGTAGATGAGATTACTAAGAAGATTAATACATTAGTTGATCTTCTTACTGCAAAATTTTCTGCTATGTCTACGTATTTTAGTGCCGCTACCATCGGTGCTGTTGTTATGGATTTAGTATATGATATATCCAATTATGAGATGTATTCATTGCCTATTTTAGTTTTTAAAGTTGGTTTGAAACTAGCTACTTTGTTTTCTTTGTGTCTACCCTTTATGCCTATTTCTACTCCAGATGTGCCTAATCTTCAAGCTCAATCACTTACTGCTACCACATTTCTTAATATGTTTACTGCCGCTGGTTTTATTCGTTGCGGTCAATTCATGCATGCCATTTTCCAAATTGAAAAAGGTTTAACTTCCTCTCAAAATTTTCTTTCTTGGTGTCTTGATCATCTACCTACATTTATTACGGAATATTTCGGATTTTGTACACCTGCTCCGGAAGTATTTCGCAATCGTTATGATGTTTTCGCATCTACTATTCTTACTGCGTTAGACAACATGGATCATGCTTATCCCGTTACTCCTACTACTCTCGATTTTCTTAAAACTGAACTTTCGTATTTTGATTGTTTTCTTACCGTTAATACCGATAAGGAAATGACAACATTTGTTCAGAGTTATCGTCATTTACGTCCTAATTGTTCTCGTATTCATGAATATGTTACTAACTACACTAAATATACTACTCCTCGTCTTACTCCTTTTTCAGTGGTTTTTCATGGTCCTACTAGATGTGGTAAATCGCATTTAATGGCCCACGTTTCGCACGTTATGGCTAAAGTTAATCGTCATGAAGGTCCAGAACAGTATGTTCGCTCTTCCGGTTCCGATTACTGGGATGGTTATAGAGATGATACTTATGCTGTGGTATATGATGATTGGTTACAAAATACCGATTATGAGGACGTTGCAGAATATTTTGCGTTAACAACTAAATCGCATTATATTGTTCCTATGGCATCTTTAGATTCTAAAACTGTTGGTGTTAAGGGTACTCTTTGTTTGAGTCCGTTAGTATTAGCTTCTACGAATCTTTTCGATTTCCAAGCGGTTTCTACTAAAATCAATAGTACTGATGCGTTGCGTGCTCGTATATGTATGCGTGTTGAGATGGAAAAAGTTACTGAGACTTATGACTCGTCTGGTGATTTTAAACATCTTATCTTTTATATTATTGATAAAGCTGGAATGCGTCGCAAGAAAATGTTATATCATGAAATGATGATGGAAATGCAAAAATTGTATTTAGCACATTATTCCAATGAAGCACGTTTAGTAGCCATGGCTAATACTAATGATGAACTTATTTCTGCTATGCAGGGATTGGTTGCTCAAGGTATGGTCAAAAACTTCTTTTTGTGTGGAGCTGGCGCTTATGCTGCTTATTTTATTAAAAATCATTATGCCCATCTTTTGGAAAGCAGACTTTACCCGATAATGTCTATGCGTAATAAAGTATTTTCTACCGTCGCGTATCTTATCTCATCTTTTTGTATTGGTTATTTCGCCGGTCGTTTTACTGGGAATGTTCTCCATGAAGTGTTAGACCAACCTGTTGCTCGACATTCAATGTGTATCATTGCTATTCATCTCAATTTATCATTGGATGATTTTGCACCAGATGTGCAAATGCGTGCCCTTCGTGCCATCGATTATTCTACTACTAGTACTCATGAGATGGTTTCAACTCATCTCGATACTCTTGCCAGTTTACAAAAACGTGGCAATGGTGTTGAGTTAATTGATGCTTTTCTCAAAACAGCTATTGGTGCGTATCATCAGATGGTTCGTGACCGTAAAGGTGATCTTCAAGCCGAGTCCCGTGACAATAGTGAACGTAAAATTGGTCGTCCAAATATTTCTGCTGAATCTCGTGATTTGTCAGAGAAGAAAATAGCTCGTCCAATTCTCGTTCCACAGTCTAGAGACCGCACTCAACGTCGTGCTGATGCTCCAAAAATTGTTTCACAAAGCGACCCTACATTACATCCTAAATATAATAGTGAATTTTTCTCTCGTCAAGCTGAGATGACTCAAGTTTTTGATAAAATTAGTATGGTCAATGAAGTCCCTGAGGTTGAAGAACTTTTAGCTCAGGGTTTTGTGGATCCTCTCGCCACTCAAACAGCGGAACGTATGTTAGATCGTATGTATGTTGCTACTTTGACTCGCAGTGATACTTCTAATTTCTTTATTGCCCATACAGATGTTGTCAATTTCGTTAATACCGTTCATATTAAAAATCAGCGGTTATTATTTTCAAAACATTTTTTCCAAGATATAAATGGTAATATTATTGCAAATACTCCAACTTTTAAATATCGTGTTATTTTAACCATTAATATGATACATCATACTGTTGATTTTGATGCAAGTAAATTAACTCTTTTATTAGATCGCAGCGGTCAAACTTCTATCGATGCCGTTCTCTATGATTTTTCTGGTACTAGTGTTCCAGCATTGAAGGAAAATCTTTCCGCTTTTGTGCGAGAAGCTTCTCTTTCATATGTTGTTGATAACGATATGGCCTTTATGATCGGTCATTCTTTATCTAAGGGCATTCCACAGAAAATGCAGCGTACTATCAATGTTAATCCAATACGCCGGTCAATCGGTTATGGTGCTGCAGCAAAAATGATGTATACTACTGCTGGTCTTACTTATAATGCTCCAACGTCATCTGGTGATTGTGGTTCTCTCATTATTTTGTGTAAACCAGCTTCTACTGAGAAAATCTTTGCAATTCACACTTTTGGGGGTACTCAAACATCCTTTGCTGGTGCTATTTATATCACGCAGGAAATGCTTATGCGTGTCCAACCTGAAGTTGCTCAATTAGTAGTTCCACATGAAGTTCGTTTTACTACCGGCATGATGGCTCCTACTGCTCAAGCATTAAGTGTTGAATATCTAGGTCAACTTGATATTCCCATGTATGTTTCACGTCGTACTGCATATGTTCCAACTCCGCTTTTGTATGATTTTGAAACTGTGTGTAAACACCCTTCTGAAAAATACGCTGAACTAGACCCACTAGTCGTAGGATGTTGTCTTTTTGGTTCCAATCTAACAACCGAAATCCATGACACCGCTCAAATTTTGCGTTATTTCGAAAATGTTTTTCCAAGTCGTGAGGCTCATGTCTTGAATTTTGATGAGACTCTCAATCGTTATGGTGGTATGGATCGTATAAACTTGCAAACATCTGCTGGTTTTCCTCACGTGCAAAATGGCGTTACTAAAGACACTCTGTTTCTCGTGGATTCTGCTACTGGAATCGTCTCGTTGAGGGATGGTTCTCCTATATCTAGTCAGTGGTTTCAAAATTATATAACTTCATGGGAAAATTCATGTCATGATAGTGTTTGGGTGGTTTCTTTAAAAGATGAATTACTTTCGCCCGGCAAACTTTGTCGAGTTTTTGAAATTCCATCTATTGAATATACCTTAGCCACTCGTGCTTATTATGGTTCATGGATTGCTATGATGCATGAAAACACCGGACGTTTCTTTTCCCAAGTTGGTGTCAATCCCGAATCTTTGGAATGGACCGCGTTATATAATCGTCTTGCTTCGCACTCTGTTCAAGCTTTTGATGCGGATGCTGCAAATTGGGACAAGAATTTACTGCCTTCTATTTTGTATTTGTCCACTCATGCGGTTAATGCGTGGTATAGAAAGAATGATTTTCAATGGTGTCAAGAACACGACAATGCTCGTATTAATTTAACATCTTCTATGATTAATGCATATCTTATATGCGGTGGCTCATTCTTCCGTAAAAGTAAAGGCATGTGTTCTGGTTGGGTCTTAACTGCACTATTCAATACAATGTGTAATATGGTTCAACATTTAATTTGGTTTTTAGCGTGCGCACCCATCGAATATCGTGATGTCGCATTTTATGACCAATGTATTACTACAGCATTGTATGGTGATGATTCTTTAGATGTTGTGAGTGAGGATTGTATAGAGACTTTAAATCGTGTTTCTATGCGTGATTTCTATGCTGCTCATTTTTGTATGGAAATTACATCTTCTCGTAAAGACGGTAAAATGGTTCCGATTGATTCATTATGTGATACCACGTTTTTGAAACGTGGCTTTCGCTTAGATGGTCCGTATGTTAAGCCTACTCTTGCTGTTAAATCTTTAGTTTCTATGCTGTGTTATATCCGTTCAGGAAAATCTGTCAATGTTCAAGATCAATTATTTGAGAATATGCGTACTTATGCTATGTTTGCATATTTTTATGGTCCAACTTATTATTCCAAAGTTTTATCCTATTTTCGACACCGTGCTTCTACTCTCCTCCTCCCATCTTATACGTTTTATGATAATATGTTTTTGTATGGTACTTTTGATTTATCTTTTTGTTAATTCTCTTTGTCGTCCCCCATTGACGTAAAACTGGTATTATGTGTGTGCCCTACTTTAGTGTGTGCTTGTGGTTTGTTGTCCCTCACAACTGTTTTTAAAATATGTCTTTGCCTAATATACATTCTAGTGCTGTAACAAGCATTTTTCCTGGTGAGAATGATCTCACCAATTCTGTCGAACCTATCAATCTTATTTCTCATGGCCCTTCTTCTGAACTTTCAAATGATTATAAAACTGATTCTCAAATAAGAACATCTATGCAAACTCAGGTGGCTTCCACCGTCACTGAACTTACTACTCTTCGCGCTGATCTTGTTTCTGAAATTTATTCCGTCCCTATGTACATTGGACAGTATACTTTTGCTACTACAGATCTTCCGGGGGCTGGTGTTGCTATCGGTGCTAATGTTCCTTTTGCTAATGCTAATGTTGCTCGTCTTTTTCGTGATTTCCGTTATGCATCTTTTGACATCCGATGGACCATAAATGTCACTGGTAATCCTTTCGCGTCTGGCATCTTTATCGCCGCTTCTCGTCCTTATGATGCTCCGGTGCCTGGTGGTTATTTAGTTACCACAGGGCTATCTGGTGCACCTAATTCGCGGGTTAACGCTATTATTTCTTTAGATCACGTTGTTGTTGACATGTCTATTGATGGTGTTTACACCATTGATACACCGTGGTCACATTTTAAATCTATGATGTCTTTTCAAGATTATACTTCATATTCTCAAACTTATGCTTATCTCACTACTGCTTTGTTGTGTCCTTACCTTCCTGCTAGTGGTTCTACTTCCACTTTCAATTATGAGGTGTATGCTACTCTTATTAATGTCCGTACTCTTGAGGTCGCTCCCTACAACGCTCAATCTCTCTTTTCTTTTGGAGAGCAGCACAATGTTGCTTATAATCTTAATAATTTACGTGATGCCACTCTGCCTTCTACTGTGATTGGCGATTCTGTATCTGCTACTGCATCTATTCCTTTTGGTCTCGACAATCCATCTGATACTCGTCAAGCTCCTTCTACCTTGCGTACTTTGTATCAGAAATTTTTTGGAACGAAGAACGTTATTGATGCTACTCGTTGCGCTACTGATTCTAGTGCTCTGGTTACTGTCTCCAAGAAAATGATGAGAGATTTGCGTATTGAACGCGATGAAATGTCTATTGAATTTTTCCGTAATAGATGGGTTTTTGGTCTCGGAACTGTTCTTCCTGGTGGCGCTCTCGCTTATACTTTTCCGTTTACTCCTCTCAATACCACCGGTCAGGTTCTTTTTTCAGAAGTTGTCAGTGCTTGTGATATTAGTATTGGTGCCAGTTATGTTTCAACTTTGGATAATATTGCTAGTCAGTACTTGTACTGGCGTGGTTCTATTAAGTATCGTTTCATTATTGCCTCTAATTCGTATAAGAGGGGCAAATTACTTATTGCCTTTAATTATGGATCTTATCAAAATGTTGCGACCAATATTACTACAGGCGTCCAAGATCCGCGCTCTACCCATCATATTATTGTTGATGTCTCGTCTACTGATCATTTTGTTGATGTTGAGATTCCTTATAAAGCGGTGGACGAAATGAAACGTACAACTTCAGTTGGTCTTGCTGGTCTTTTGGGTCCCGGTGCGCCTGCTGAATATCATATTGGTAATATTGCCGTTTATTGCGTGTCTCCGTTGCAAAGTTCTAATGGAACCCCTGCTTTAGTGAATATTGTTGTTTTAAAAGCTTGGGGTGATGACATGCAATTGTTTGGTCGTCATTCTCAAGGGCGTCTTACTTCTCAATCTCTGTTGACTCCTGGTTCTATGATGACTTCCCCGGAAACTCGTTTACACACTCTTTCTTGTTTTACATCATTGAAAGAACTGTTGTTGCGTCCTGTCCCTTATGGAGTTTATACACTAAAAGGTTCAGAGGCTCCGTTGGCTGCGGCTACTGTTATTCCTTTAATGGTTCCTTTCCACCCAACTATTATTGCAGCCCGTTCATCTGAGTGGTCTTTGTTTTATTCTTCTTATGCAGGCTGTGTCGGCTCATATCGTGCTGTTATTCGTATGTCTAATACTCCTCATACCATTAAATGTACTTATGTGCCTTTTCTTTTGTATCAAGCTGCGACTGCTATTCCTGGATCTTATGTTGAAAGTCTTTTTGTGGCTGGCAATGAAAGCAATTTCTTTGCAAGCACTCCAAATCCGTACACCGATATCAATATATCTGCTATACAGGGTAATCAAACTAATGAACCTATATTTGAGTCTTCCTCCGGTATGGTTACAGTCAATTCTAATTTTCAATCTACTGATGTATATCTTGACTACCAAAATCAACCCGAAGTTGTTCTTGATATTCCAGATCCGTCTCCAATGTATAGGACTCAACCTGTAACTCCAGTTCCTGTTAATTACGATTTCAATTCTACATCTCTTTCTGTTTATAGTCCTTGCAGTGATCGTAATGTTCCTTGGCTTATCTTTCAACCCGTTACTCAAATTGTAGCTGCTGGTCAAGCTTTTGCAACTGATGTCACCATCACTCTCTCCATCATGGCCGGAGATGATTTACGTGGTTTTTGGTATAAAGGTGGTCCTACATCTACCACCGCCGCTGCTTCCACGTATAACACTACTGTCTATCCTGATACTCGTGCTACTCGGTAATTAAATTGTAAGTTTTGAACTTTCCTGTTGTATTTTACAGTCTAATTTACCGTTTTGTTTTCTGTTTTTCTTTTCGTATAATTGAAATCTTTGTTGCACTGTGCTTTCTTTTCAATCAACCCTATTTTTAATAAGTTTCTATTTTAAGTATTCCATTTTCATTTAGTTTTCTCTAGCGAGGCTCGCCTACTGGTTTCGCAAATTCTTGTACGTAAGGTTACGTATGTTTTTGCTTTTCTGGGAAAGCAGCCGATTTAATAATTTCTCTC